TCATCTCGTACCGGTGGCTCTCCTTCCTTTCGGTATCGGATTGTCAAGGATTATCCTGTAACAGAACTTTCCGTCCACCTTCACCGGCTCCCTTGCCACCATAAATCCGGCACATTTCTCCACCTTCGCGGCATCGAGTATCATTCCGGCTATGAAGCTGTTGGAAAAACGGGCGCAACGTGGGTCATTCCATATCATGAAGCCGTTTTCGTCATCCGATACGAACATGTACCAGTCTTTCGGCCTGTCATCGTCCCTGGCGATTCCCAGCCGGTTTCCGGCGTGCAGTTTAAGTTCCCTGCTCAATATCTTACTCAGGTACATGCTGCCGTCACGGCATACCGTGATGATCCGTTTTCCCTTGTAGGTCAGTGCCGGATGTGAATTGCTCTTGTCATAAACTGTCAGTTTCATAATCAATCATGTTTTTAGTGATACATTTATTTTCTGTCATGCCGCCTCGCCGGCCATAATCAGTCTTCTTTGGGCAATGAATCTCCGGTTCGCCCGGACGGATTCCATCATGGTCTGTGCCCTACGTGCCACCACCGATGTTTTCTCGCCCATGTGTCTGGCGATGGTACGGAACGAGCTGCCGGTCTCGTAAAACCGCAGCATGAATATCCTGTAATCCTCGTAGGAGAAGTGCCGCCTGAAGAATTTCTGTATGTCCCTTACCAGCCTGTCGCACCCGGTAAGCATCTCTTCCCGCTCATCGGTCTCTTCCGTGCAGTCCGCCTCACCCAGTCTTGAGAAATACTCGTCCCCGGGGTTGTCGTAACGGCTGTCTTCCCTTGTTCCCGATTGCAGGATTTTCCGATAACACCCGAAGAAGTAGGATTCCAAGTCCTCTATTCCGTTGTTTGAGAACATCACCTGCTTCCTGACTGCCAGATACGCGTCATGGAACGCGTCCTCGTTGATCTTTCCATAAAGGGACACGCTCTCTTTCAGTCTCGCGTATGAACGGCCAAACCATCCGTTGAATTCTTTCACGTCTTTTGTTGCCATATCCTTTGATTTTTATCTGTTAGACATCCGGCCTGCGGTGCAGGCACTCTTGTTTCTTTGTATGCTTTACAGCCGTTCTCCCGCCGGAAAGGTGTCAAGGCTCGGCTGGAAAAAATACCGGAGCGCGGAGCGTGAGGATGATTTTTTCCCAGCCGACCCGCAGGGCCCAGCCTTGCGCCCCGGTGGGGAACGGCTACCTTTGCTTCAAAGAAATAAGGGTGTCCTTTGAGGTTTCCACCTTTGATTTTTTCACCTGACGGTGAAAAAGAATGTCTATTGGAGACACGTGCCGTCCGGTTTGTAGGCGATTCCCGTTTTTTTATTTTCTTCGCTTCCGAAACGGTTTACGGGCACATGAATCCCTTTCAGATACCATCTGTCTGCCATTCCGTTTTTACAATAAAAAATCAATGTTAAACTTAAAATTACAGGAATATGGAAGTAGTGGTCATAGACAAGGCGACTTTCGAGAGGATGCTCTCGGAGTTCGAGAATTTCGCGGGAAAGGTGGAACGTCTCTACCGGGAACATGAGGATCTGGGAGAGAGGGAATGGCTTGACAGCGATGACGTGTGCAGGCTGCTCGGTATCAGTCCGAGAACCCTACAGACGATGCGGGAGAATGGGACGCTGGCTTACACCAAGATAAGCCACAAGGTGTATTACAGGCCGGAGGATGTGAAGACTGTCTTTCCCGTGGTGGAGATGAAACGGTGTATTGTAGCCAATAAAGGAAGAAATTGTAATACTGATACAGTTAATCATAAATATCGTGCTTATGAATGACAATGGCAACATCCGGCTGCTGACACCGGAAAACGACATGCGTGTGAGAGCCTTTTTCTCGTCGCTGGAAGACCTTTCAAAAAGGGTGGAGAAAATATGCGACAGCAACAAGCCGTCACTGGACGGGGAACGCTATTACAACGACAAGGAGCTGGCGGTGAAACTGAAGGTCAGCCGCAGGAGCCTACAGGATTACCGCAACAATGGCATACTGCCATATATCCGGGTAGGAGGAAAAATTCTGTATAGGGCTTCCGACATTGAACGGGTGCTGATGGACGGGTACAGGGAAGCGTACCGTTTGAATAGATGAACTTGAATCTACCCTCGTAAAGTTGCTTTTATTTCGTGAAACTACCTTCCGGGTATAGTAATCTACGTAGAAGTAACTTTCTTTATACAATGATGTCAAAACGAAAAGTAGTAAGAAAAACATCAATCCATTTTCTAAAGACCGTAACACTACTTGCTGTAGAACGGATAGGCATACTCCAAAACAGTGAAAAGACAGAAGTAAGGATGAAGGCTGACGGAGTATCTAGGCGATTTTTCTGGAGGGAGTGTAGTTTGCTGTCTGCCCGCTTCATCCAGCTTTCAAAAGCGATTTGGAAACAAGCAAAATTCTATATTCTTCTTGCTTTGTGGAACAAAAAGATTTAATTCTTGATTTCAATCTCTACTTGTGTGAGAAGTTCGGCTACAGAAACAGTTGTAGCGTGATGCAAAATGCCAAGGTGATGACTACAAGTATTATCAGATACTCGGTTTAAAATTTATCCATAAAGACCTGTTCGGGTAAGACAACTATGGATTGGCGATGAAAGACTTGAATATCTGATATTTGGTTTAAGGTTAAGGAGGGGATTTTCCTCTCCTTTTCTCTTTATATAGCAGATAATTTTATATCTTTGCAAACATATTGGTAATATAAAGATAATGCGATGGATAAACCCATGAACCGGATAAAAGAGGTGCTTGAAGAAAGAGGAATCAAGCAAATTTGGCTGGCAGAAAAACTCGGTAAAAGTTTCTGTATAGTCAATGCATACGTTTGCAACAGACGTCAACCCAGTTTAGAAGTATTGTTTGAAATAGCAAAGATTCTTCAAATTGACCCCAAAGATTTAATTGATAGTAAAGATTGATATATTATGGCTAAGACTCAAGACGAAATAAAAGAATTGCTTTCCACGAATTTATTTAAAAAGGGAATTGCGAATAATTATATTACTATCAACAACGATAATAGTTATATAACATACCATTGTAAGAATAATACAAAACGTAAACTCAGTAATCCAGAGGAATTTGTACAAGCAACAGCATATCTAAAACTTGTTATTGACTATAATTATTCGCCTCTGAATATATCTGTCAATGAAAATGTTCAAGTAGGTTCTTCAACAAAAGAAGCGGATATTCTTGTTTATAATGAGACAAATTCCAAAATCTTGATTGTAGTTGAATGTAAAGAGGAACAAATAAACGAAAGACAATTTCAAGTTGCAGTTGATCAAGCATATAGCTATGCCCATTCTTTGGCAAGTCAGTATATCTGGGTTACGTCTGGGATTAAAGATGAGTACTTTGAGATAGTTGAACTATATCCTGTAGAACGAATTAGCATCTCAGATATTCCCAAACGAGCGGGGAAAGTCGAAAGGTATAAATATGTAAAAGGTGCAAAAGAACCTCAGGCTGGGACACAAGCAGAATTGCGACAAAAGTTCAAATCAGCTCACGACGCTTTGTGGGGTGGCGGAGCTTTAGCTCCTACTACAGCTTTCGATGAATTGGATAAACTTATTTTCTGTAAAATATGGGATGAGAAATGGAGGGATAATGCACCAAAGACAAAAGGGGAACCATTTGCCTTTCAAATCATCTCTTATCCCGAGGACAAAGATGACAAACAAAACCTGAAAGCCAAAACGGAACTTGAAAAACGTGTTCGAGAATTGTATGAGCATGGACGAAAGAAAGACCCTGAAGTCTTCAAAGATGCCATCAAGTTGGATAAGCATAAGATATATACAGTCGTTCAGTATCTACAAGACATAAATCTTTCCAGAACAGATCTTGATGCAAAAGGGGTTGCCTTTCAAAGTTTCATGGGAGAATTCTTCCGTGGAGATTTCGGACAATTTTTTACGCCTAATCCGATTGTTGAGTTTATCGTTAATTCCATAAATATCGACAAGGACTGGAAAGTGCTTGACACATCCTGTGGAAGTGGTGGTTTCTTGCTTCATGCTTTAAAAGCAATTCGTGACGAAGCGAATGAAATATATGGTGAGGATGTAGAAAGTGCATCATGGAAAGATTATTGGCACGAGTTTGCGGAAAAACATTTATTCGGCATTGAAATCAACGAACAAATATCGCGCGTTGCCAAAATGAACATGATAATTCACGATGACGGTCATACAAACATCATTACCAATGACGGTCTTAAGAACAATAAAACATTGGAAATTGAAAATCGTAATCTTAAGTTCCAAGATGGGACGTTTGATTTGATTATGACCAATCCTCCATTTGGTTCCACTATTAAGGCAGACGAAGTAAACTATTATAAAGAATATGAGCTATTTGAGAAGAATCTTGGTATAACTGAGATAAAGGAGCGGATTGCAGATGACAACAATAAAAAGAAATGGCGAACCTCTCAAAGTACAGAAATTCTGTTTTTGGAGCGATGTTACAAATACCTAAATGAAGAAAACGGCTATTTGGCAATCGTTGTCCCTGATGGTATTCTGACAAATTCAACAAGTCAATATGTACGTGATTGGCTAGTAGAAAAATTCAGAATACTGGCTGTCGTTTCTCTACCACAGCATACATTCTCACACGTTAAAGCTGGTGTAAAATCTTCTATTTTATTTCTCAAAAAACATCCAAAGGTTGTGACTCAGAAATTTGAGAAAACGCTCAAAGATGTTAAGGCTATTGTGCAGAAAGAAAAATGCCTTGACAAGGAACAGCGCACAGAACGGATATTAGAGCTTTATAAGGAGCGGATTTTTCAGTTTGTTAATGACTATAAGGTGCTGATGATAGAAGTTGAAAATATTGGTTATGATGCTACTGGAAAGAAGATAGAAGGCAGTGAACTTCTAGAGGTGGCAATTAAAATAAAAGAATATATAGGAACGCTATAATTCATTTAAAAGAAATGGTGACAACTAATATCATACATATAAGTGATGCTATAAATAGCAGATTAGATCCGCATCAATTCAACCAGGAAAGAATGATAATGTTGAAACGAATTTACGCCTCAAGACAGTGGTGTAAATTAAAGGACATTGTTATTAATGTAAAAACAACGACCCAAACATTATCTGACAAAGATATTTACATAGGATTGGAAAATATTACAAGTAATACTGGTGAATATTTTCCCACAGAAGAAAAACAATCAATATCATCCGCAGCGGTGTTTAAGCGAGGCGATATCCTATTTCCAAAATTGAGGCCATATTTGAATAAAGTATATCGGGCAGAATTTGATGGAAAATGTTCTACAGAGTTTCATATTTTCAAGGCAAAAGGAATTAATCCAGACTTTCTCACCATTATTCTCCGTTCCAATATTGTACTTGCTCAAACAAAACATTTGATGACAGGTAATACCCTCCCAAGACTGCAAACAACAGATATAGAGAATTTAGTTCTTCCTATAATTCAACATGAAGAGCAAGAACGAATAATAAGAATATACAAAAAGGGATTAAACGATAAATTTGGAAATGATAAAAAGGCAAAACTATTATTAGGAGATATAGATTCTTTTATACTAAAGACTCTTGGAGTTATTCTGCCTTCAAGAGATACTTATGCCAAAAAAAACAAAGTTACACTATCTCAATTAATAGGCAATAGGTATGACCCTTATTACCATAATGAATACTTTGAAGAAGCATTTAAACATCTAAAAGAGACTTCCAATTACAACTTGGTAAGATTGAGAGATATTTCCGTATTGATAACAAGTGGTATTACTCCAAAATCAGGTGGTGATGATTATACTGATTCTGAACATGGTATAGCATTTATCAGAAGCGGGAACATTGACATAATGGGGGAAGTGGATTTTGATAATTTGTTATATATAAAACACGAAGTCCATGATACGCGAATGAAGTCATCAAAAGTACAAGAAGGTGATATAATGATTGCTATTGTTGGCGCAACAATAGGACAAGTGGGAATTTTCCATTCGTCTCGTGAAGCAAATATCAATCAGGCAATAGCTTTAGTACGCTTGAAAGATGGATATAATCCGGAATATATTAAGGAAGTTATCAAATCTTCAATAGGTCAGCTAAATCTTGATCGCCTAAAACGACCAGTAGCTAGAGCTAACATAAATCTTGAAGAAATATCTACAATGCTTATTCCTGTACCCGAAATAGAGGTTCAAGATGAGATAGTAAAAAGTATTGTTTCAATACGGCAACAAGCAAAACGACTTCAAAAAGAAGGAGTTGAATTACTTGAAAAAACAAAGCAGGAAATAGAAAACATAATATTAGGTAATTTATGAAAGAAGACATCTATTGCATTGCATGTCAATGCCAGACCATTATAAATAAACAAATAAAAGTTTCTCATAACAAAATTATAGATAAAATGTGTGGGGTTATTTACACAGATTACGACATTAATGGTGATATAAAACTATTAGAGACAAATTTGTTGTCTTTAGTAGAAAACACCAAAGTCAAATATCCAACAATATCCCAGTTATTACAGAAACATATAGAGCAATATGACAATGACAAAATTATACATTTAAGTGCGATTGAAGCTATTGTTGACTGTATCGTTTCTTTAGAAAAGAAAAATGTAAACAGTAAACGAATTTTCATAAGCCATTCGTCCAAGAATAAAGACATTGTTGAAAAATTTGTTGATTACATTTTACAATTCGGTATAGGAATAAAAGCCGAAGACATATTTTGCACTTCTATTGAAGAAATGGGAGTAAAAAATGGTGAGGATATTCGTAAACACATACAAACGAATATTCAAAATGTAGATTATTCATTCTTGATAATTTCTAAAAAATACAAGGCCAGCGAAATCTGTATTAATGAAATGGGAGCAGTATGGGCTTACGACAACAAAGTACGATTATATCTTTTACCTGATGTGAATTTTAACAAAATAGGTTGGTTGTACGACACACGAAAGGCGGAAATGATAAATTCATCTATAGCCTTAGATGCGCTACATAAGGAAATGATAGAATATTTTGGATTACCGGATAAGGAAATCTGGAGTCGCCAAAGAGAAGCATTTCTAAAATATATAAACAACATCAAGTAGAGATTATGGCAAAGTTAGAAGGAATAATATATAAGACATTTAATCATTATGTAGTGCTTAGAGGTTTCGCACCCATAAAGGATCTGGCCGCAATATCTCATAAACCAGATTCATATCAAAGAAATGCTTTGGACAATCATAAAAAAGAAATCGTTGAGTTTCTTGCAAATGGAGAATACAAGTATTTCCCTGAAATTACTCTTGCTTGCAGAGTACATGATTATGAGAACTTTGCAAGAAATATCGGTATTGATAATGCGGTAGATAGAGATGATGCCCAATTTGTTCCTGGATTAAAAGTTTTAAGTGAAAGACTCCCTTATGAGGGGTATCGGGCAAGACATGCTTATTTAATCAAAAGAACGAATACTGAATTAGTTAGGGTTGACGGGAATCATAGATTGGAACCTTTTGACAGTCCTGCTGATAGCGTTTGGACTGAAACAAATGCGGACATAAATGAGTTGAAAAAACTTATTGTGCCTTTTACTGTGATATTCTCAGCAGAAGAACAAGCGGACAAGTTTGAAGCTGGTATATTTCATAACATAAATTTTAAGCAAGAACCATTAAGACAAGAGGCAAGTTTGAAAATTATTCATGATTTGAATGTGTTTGACGATAAAGAAAATTTAGGGAAAGAATACCCAATTGCACTTCGCCTAATAGAACAAGTAAAGTCAGGACGATACAATGCGATTCCTTGGTTAAGGGTTAATGATTCTATTGACCAAGACTATTATCGTACTGCTTGTTTGAGAATCGTACAATTAATTAACAAGTTTATTCCAGAAATTAAAAAGGCATGCGAAGAAGAGCAAAAAAAGTTGCCAAGCACTCAAGCAAAATATGAAAAACTGGATTCGCAATTAGCTGAACTTCAAACATTGCATAATCAACTTGTAGAGAAATTAGATGATTTCAAATTTAGGAGCAATTATGATGTAACTTCACCAGAGTATAGGACACTGGAGAAAGATATTTATGGATATAGTTTGCAAGTACGCGATTTGCAAAATCAATACAATGGAGCAAAATACTCATTAGAAGTCAGAAAGAGTCAATTGAAAACTTATCAATCATTTCTCGACAAGGTGCAAGATGCAAACGCCATAGAACAAGCTTTAAATATAGTTGGACGAGAATATGAACAATTTGAGGGAAACGAATATGGGAATATTTCTTTCTTATGTGCAATGGTGTTTTATGCATTATTAGATAATAATCGACTTAAATCCTTTGTGTATTGGGCGAAGCAAAATGGAATAAACAAAATTGTTGATGCAGACGATTTGTCCGACGATGGCTCAGAGAACTTGGTAAATATGTTTGAGCGAATACATCAGACAAAAAGAAATGAAATATTCATATCAATGCAATTTGGGGATTCTCAAAGTGAATTGATATACGAAAAGATTGTTCGAGCAGTAGAGACATTTAATGCTAAACATCGCAATATAACATTGAATCCAAGACCTATTAGAATTGATAGAACCATTGAATCAAGCACATTTTCCATTCAAGATAGAATATTGGATGCTATACAGTCATGTAGTTTGATTATTGCAGATTTAAGTAGTGCCAACATTAATGTTTATCATGAAATAGGATATGCAATGGGGGTGGCACAATCTCACAATATGATTCCTAACATGATATTATTATATAAAGAAGACACTGACCACAATAAAGAGAGAAAAGATGTGGATAAATTTATTGGATTCAATCTAAGGAATTTGTCACAACTTCGTTTTAAGGATTATTCCCAGTTAGTTGATGGACTTGTAGAACGATTAGAAAAGCATTACGGTGTATAATTATGGGCAAAACAGTAACAACATATCTCATTGATGGAGACCCGAAAGGAACTCAATACGCATTCATTAGCAACAAGATTTGCCAAATGTTTGTCGTGCCACGTTCTAACCTCTCTTATTTGAATACACAAGAGAAGTTGCAAAAACCTGCGTTTTATATATTACTGGGCGAAGATGAATCAACCAAGCCACAGGCATATATAGGTGAAACGGAAAACTTTAAAGAACGTGTAAAAGACCACGACAGCAAAAAAGCGTTTTGGCAAAAAGCGCTCATATTCGTATCGAAAGATGCCGATATGACTAAAGTTGATGTGCAATACTTAGAGTATAAAGCGATAGCTGAAGCCAAGAAAGCAAACGCTTTTGTTTTAAGCGATAATAAACAAATCCCTAAAGCACCGAATCTACCAGAACATCAACAGGACTCAATAGATGAATTTTTCGAAGATGTGAAGTTTTTGGCATCATTTATCGGTTGCAATATCTTTGAAGTATCACAACCGAAGGAAGAACATTTGTTCTACACCAAAGGTAGAGGATGCAATGCAAAAGGCTTCTATAGTTCTGATGGATTCACAGTCCTAAAAGGAAGCATTGTTGCCCCAACAATGGTACCGTCTTTCAACTGGAAAGAAAAGCGAGAAAAGATGCTTCAAGACTACACCGCTAATGAAAACGGAATATTGGTATTGACATCGGATAAAACTTTTTCAAGTCCCAGTACTGCCGCAGATTTCTGTATTGGTAGCAGCAATAACGGCTGGTTAGTATGGAAAGATAAAGATGGAAATACATTAGATTCAGTTTATAGAAAACAGTTGTATTAATTTTAAAATATGGAAATAATAGATATTATTGCAATTCTAGGAGCACTAGCATGGTTACCACAAATATTTTTATGGATATATCATTGGCTACAAAAACCAAAAGTAAATGTATATCATGACGAAGAAGCTGAAGTTGGTTTCATCAAATTTGGTAATGCATTCAATATAAGGTTATCTTTTTTATCTAGGCATAAAAACGCCTTAATAGACAATATTGAACTAATTATCAAAGATAAAGATGGTGCGAATCATACATTTAAATGGATCTGGTATAGTGAAACTTTATATGAACTTCAAGCACCAGCCGGCAATGCTACAATGGCTAAACGGCAAAATGCAATAGCTATCAATGCGTATAAAGATGTTTTAATCGAAAAATTTGTAGGATTTCAATCGATATCCTTCATTGAAGAAAGGAAACAACTTACATATAAATTGAATTCATTCATTGAGAACCAAAAAATTGCAGGAGAGATTAATGTGGATATGGTAAAGCGTTCTAATGAATATAATCAACTATTAAGACTTTACAAAAATTCCATGATATGGAAAACAGGAGATTATCAAGCCATATGTAAAATACATATAGCTGATACAAATGAATATATCGAACATTTATTCCATTTTACATTGTCAGATATTGAAATTGATACACTTAAAAAGAATATTGGATTTGCAAGTAAAGTTATAGAAATAGAATTTATTAATGGACAACAACAATTAGAAGGTAGTTGGTTATGGGCTACACCAAGTATAAACAACCAAATTATAGCCCCATGATAAACTTCGACGAATACATCCAACAAGGCGAACCGCAAAAGCGTGAAAAAGGCTATGCGTGGCAAACGGCAATAGGACTTCAAGCGGTAGATGGCCTGAAGCCCTCCAAATATCTTATTGACACTGCTCGTAAGCATATTGAGGGGGATATAACCATTGATGAAGTACAACAACTTATCAAGAGTTACTACGATTCGAAAGATATTCGTACTGAAAAAGATAACGAAACGGAGGAAGCTGATAAAGTTTCTGCTAATATAACCAAGCTCTTGAACGAACGTTCGTTTGCTTTCACTGTAGCTGGATTGACTGCTATCCATCGACGGATATTTGATGGTGTATTCAAATTTGCTGGACAAATCAGAGATTACAATATTACTAAAAAAGAATGGGTGCTTCGTGGTGATACCGTATTCTATGTATCTGCTCCAGACATTCGGAGAGCCATCGAATATGACCTTGAACAAGAAAAGACGTTTGATTATACGGGGTTGGACATTTATCAAATAGCGAGCCATGTAACTCAATTCGTATCGGGATTGTGGCAGATTCATCCGTTTGGAGAAGGTAATACCCGAACTACAGCAGTGTTTGCCATCCAATATTTACGTTCGATGGGATTCAATGTTGAGAATGACCTTTTCGCTAAACACTCTTGGTACTTCCGTAATGCTTTAGTTAGAGCCAACTATCAAAACATACAAAAAGGAATCAAAAGGGAATCTGCCTATTTGGAACGATTCTTTCGCAACCTATTGATGGGAGAAAACAATGAATTGAGGAATCGTTTTATGATAGTCAATGCTCCCGAAGACATGGTCATCGCCACCCCGACAAGCACCCCGACAAGTACCCCGACAAGTACCCCGATAAGCTCAGAGAATCCATTACAGATAGATAATGAAAATATCATCCGGTTAATAAAAGCTATTGCGAACAATAGATTATCTGTCAAAGAGATGATGGCAGCCGTAGGATTAAAAGACCGTGAGAATTTTATGGAATACTCACTCAATCCAGCCATAAAAGAGGGATTTGTTTCTATGCTCTACCCCGACAAGCCTCGCCATCCCCGTCAGAAATATCTGTTGACGATTAAAGGATTGGCAGTGTATAATTCTAACTATATGCAAAAATGACAGACGAGAACTGCATTTTCCTTACATTCTATGTACTTGTAAAAACGGAGGTTGTCTGATAAAATGAATTATCACTGATAATCAGTGGTGTAAATATGCTGGTACGGCAGTGTCAATATTCTTGGCTATCCAACAGAAGAAGATAGTATTTTAAAAATTGCAGACATCAAACTTGCAAACGAACTTTTGGATGTCATTTACAACAATGGAGAGAAGCTTGTATGAAAACTCAAGAAGTAAGGAGAAATCGACAAAAGAGAAGAAGAAATAAAAAGTAGGAAGAAAATCATTCACTATGCTTTCTAAGGACAACACCCCAAGTGCAAAAGTTTTTGCCGAACAACGCTGTAGGAAAGCAGATAGCCGGACCGAATGCTGACAAAGTGACAAAGCACATCGAACTGGACAAAGGCGAATATTGGCAAGTGGTCGAAAAAACGGATTGATTTTTCTGGAGGGAGCGCAGTTTGCCGTCTGCCTTTTTCTTGGTGTTTCAAAAAATATCTCTCCTATGGAATATCAGAACAGCATACAGACCGGTAGCATCCTACTGTCAGTATGCTGTTTCTCTTTTGGTTGTTTTTATATCGACTTTTCCGTCAGTCGCTTGTTTCCGCTGCCGTCAGCGTCTATTGTACAGACGTGAAAGGGAAAAGGTTTTCGGGCTGAATACCCTTTGCCCGCAAAGGAAGATTCTGCCCGAAACGGCACGGCCGCCTGGCCTTTTCACTTTCAATAAAGTCTGTACTAACTTCCATGGACGGCGAGGGAACAGGCGACCGCGAAATGGTGGTTCTAATTAGAATCCGCTCCATTCTTACTTCTTCTTTCCATCAGCTTATCCATATCCTCGGAAATTTTATCATCGGTCACTTTGGCATAGCCTTGCGTGGTCCTGATGTTCGTGTGTCCCATCATTTTGCTGATACTCTCAATCGGCACACCTGCCGAAAGCGTCAAGGTCCCGAACGAATGCCTGCTCGCGTGGTAGCTGAGATTCTCTTTCACACCGGCCAATATGCCTATCTCATGGATGCAGTACCAAAGCCTGTTCCGATTGGGCAGAGGGAATACCGGCCTGCCGTCATCGGTTGTATTGTACAAGGACAATATCTGCTCGGCTACGGGGTGTAACGGTATAAAGGACTCGACATCGGTTTTCTTCCTGTTGATACGGATGAAGCGTCTTCCGTCCGCGGTTGTTCCAATATGCGAGGGATAAAGCCGTTTTACATCGACATATGACAAGCCCGTGAAGGCTGAAAAGATGAACGCTCTCCGGGTAAGCTCCTGCAACCTCTCCGGCATGGGCTGTTCCATAATCCGTTGAAGTTCCGCCCTGCTAATATGCCTCAGTTTGGAGTCGGGTTTCTTTTCGTATGTGACATCCGCAAGCGGATTGAAGCGGATAACCTCCCTGTCCACGGCAATATAGATAAGCCTGTTCAGCCATGTAAGGCAGTGGTTGATATGTCCCGCCCCGCAATCTTTGGATTTCAGGTAGAGCTTATAGCCCCAGCCGATGTCTTCGGTAATATCCTCAAAGGCGATGTCCCTCATACCCAGCGACAGCAGATACTCATGCAGGTATGACTGTGAGGATTTGGACTGGCGGTAAGAAGAGGTAGATTTTATCACTTCGGAACGGATTCTAAGTCTTTCCCGTTCCTCTTCCCCGGCTTTCAGCAATGTGACCGGGACGGCAGACACACTGGAAATCTCGTTCTTCAACATTTCTGCCGTGACCATGCCCGCATCCTTCAACAGCTTGTCATATGAGGCCTCTATTCTGGAGCGGAGTGCTTCAAGGAGGTTGTTCGTCCTTGCGTCCCTTACCTCTCCGGTCTTGGCTTTCCAGTCTTTGGGATTGCAGTAACAACCCGTGGCAAACACGCTGTTCTTGCCGTCAATGGTAATACGGCACATGATGGCGGTAGTTCCGTCCGCCTTGACCTTACTGCGGTTGATATAGTATAGAATTTTGAATGTACTTCGCATGATTGAATCGTTTTTTAAGGGTTAGAGAACAAGTTTCAGTTCCTTTGTCGCCTCGATATATTTGTCCATGTCCTCGAAAAGCTTTTTAGGGGTTACACGGGCATACACCTGGGTGGTCCTTATATCCGCATGCCCCAGCATCTTGCTGACAGTCTCGATAGGTACGCCGTTTTCGAGGGTCATGAGAGTCGAGAACGAGTGCCGCCCCATGTGGTAGGACAAACGTCCCTTGATGCCGGCTTTCATTTTGATGCTCGTCAGACACCATTTCAGGGCCTGGTATGGAATTACGGGAAACAGAGTCGGCCTTGTGTCATCACGATATTTTTCGATAAGAGCTATAGCTTCAGGCAACAGCTTCACACGGCTCAACTGCCCGTTCTTTCCCCGGCGGTATTTCAGCCACAATGCCCCGTTATCGTCCCTTGACAGGTTGTCGAGAGTGATAGCTACCACATCCACGTACGAGGTTCCGGCATAACAGGCGAAAAGGAACATGTCCCTGACAATGGAGTGTTCCGGGCGGCATCCGGTAAGCTCTATATCCCGTATCTTCTCGAAATCCTCCTTGCTTAATGCTCTTGGAGCTGTTTCCTTCTGCTTGGGTAATTTGTAGTGTTCAAAATAATATTTGTCCGAATATCCCTCCTTGAAGGCTATGCGGCAGATCTTCTTCAGGATAGCCAGGTAATGGCGCACTGTCTGGACGCCCAGGCCTTTCTCTATCACGACAAACTCCTGAAATTCCCGGATGAATTGCTCGTTGAGCTGGCAGAAAGCAAGGTCGGATACCTTGAACCTGCTGCTGACGAAATCAGCGAGACGGTTGCGGGTGTAAAGGTAGTTGGGCAAGGTGCGGTGAGACACATCAATGCCTACACGTGCCCTGATTTCCTCGATATGCCTGTCAAAGAGTTTGAGCAAGGTCATCTGCGTATCCTTGCTGCCTTGAAAGGCTTCCTTGACTGCTGTCGCATCGAAATCGGTCTTTCGTTCCAGAAGGGAATCGAATGCGGAGTTTACAGCCAACAGCAGCCTGTCGATTCTTGCGTTGACTTCCACCGCCTCCTTGCTCTTGCCGTTCAGACGGCTTTCCCGGGGATTCCACAGTTCGGGAGTGCAGGAGAGCTTGCAGCTGAACTGCGCCATCGTCCGGTTAACGGTGATGCGTCCCATTATCGGGGCTTTGCCCGACTTGTCCAGTCCGCTCTTTTTGAGGTAGAGCAAAACCTTGAATTTTTCTACTTTCATACGCTTATATTTTTAGTGGCAAATTTACCTGTTTTATAAGCGTTCTTCGATATGCAAAACTATGACAATCAGTGTAATATATCGCTGGCTTAAATTATTTGATCCGCTCTTCGTTACCTTATCCCTACCGGTAACAGCCCTGCTAACGATTTGGTAACCGAGTATCTTCAATAAGCCTCGCTTTTTTGCTTTTCCTTTATGTGGAAGAATATAGAGAAATGCTTAATTACCAATAGATTGCGTTGCGCTTTCTTTTCGTTTCCATTACTCATATTACTTCTTTCCTTCCATCAGGCAAGGCATTCGTTCGCAACCATCTTAAAAAAGTCTGGAGTAAATATAGGAATTATATCGCAAGCATTGGGACACCAAGACATCAAGACCACCCAAATATACCTAAGTCAATTTGATAATGAACAGGTGGATGATGCCATGAAGAATCTGCTCTAAGCCAATAATTCCCCACTTGTAGCAATGCAGGTGGGGATTATTTTTTAACTTTGTCCTAAACTAATAATTATGGAGCAACTAAAGGAAGATTATATAAGCATTGACACCCGTCTGGAATACATGGAAGCCATAGCCATAAAATATGTTCCAGACGTAGATATAGACCCATCCACAGGAGAAAGATACGTCTGTGGTACTACTGCCTTACCTATATTCATAAGGAGATGCAATCAGAATAAACTACATGGTAACTTCACATACGAAGATTATATAGCCCATGAGGATATACAGAATACTCTGAAAGGTTTGGGAGTTGATATAGATAAGTTCTGGTTTCTACTCCTGTTCATCTTTGACTATACTTGTGGCACGTGTTTGGATGGAATGAAAGCCACAGGCATTGGAATAGAACAACTAACCAAATTCGCTAAAGCCATAGCTGACAACCATAAGGAGATTAACCAATTTGGAGTAAGTTTTAAAAAGCCTATCACTGTCTCTGTAAAGATAGAGGGCAAGCATCAGATAGTAATTGATAATGAAAATGCCATAGGATATTTGGCTGCTACCATTGCCAATAACTTAAAGGAGATGGAAGAACACCCTTGGATGCAAAGCCAGCAAGTCAGCATAAGCACCCACGCAGAAGAAAAGGAATCCGTTCAGATATGGTTGTTCTATAAGATGTTCAATGACTTCTTCAATTTAGAGCCATATAACAAGCAGTTTAATGTCAGACAGAAGAAAGGAAGTACCATATCACTTAGCAAGACATTACTCATATCAAGACTTATCTACTTCACTAAGCTATCTACGAACAAGAATTTCTCAGAGGATGAATTTACTTTAAAAGGCTATATCAAGCAATATAAAGACAAAAGAATTGATACAGCGAATAGCATATACTTCTAACAATACATTGATAACCAATACAGTCCTGCTTCATACCATTAAGAGGGTACAGAAAGCAGGACTTTTTTTCTCTCTTTTAATCCTACCATTATATCCCATCTTTGCACCGTCAAAACGATAGCGAACGAGCCAATAATTAAGAGGGGAAGTAAAACCACTCATTAATTTCTCTCTTTTAATCAGCCCAGAAGCCAGTAGTTTTGCAGCGTAATCAGATAACCAAGTGTACATAGGTTTGAGGATTACACTGAATTAGTAATAACAACTTAAAAAATAAATTACAATGGAAAATTTAAATTTAAATGCAACAGAGATGGTAAACAACAGTGTAGAATCAAACAACGCAACTATGGGTAACGTAGAGGAACTGACTAAGGTTTTGAAACAAGAAGAAAAAGAATTACAGCGTCTCATTAAGAGAAATGCAGATGAAGCAGTGATAGCAGCACAACAGAATGTCGTTGATAAGACTAAAGCCAAGTTGGAACAGGCACAGGAATTTGAGAAAGAATCCAATGAGAATATAGGCAATGATTTCCTTACATTCTCAATAGTCAATGAAGAAACAGGTGCAAGAGTAGAACAGCAGAAGAAGATAGCATTCGTAAAGAACAATAGACCTGTAAACCCCAAGAAGGTAGATAGCTTCATTGCTCTAATAGCTGCAAATAAATATGAGAAGGCATTTCCTATTATTGTAGTGGAAGCAGCAAAGCTGATTGAAGCAGGTTACACTGTTACTGACATCAAAGGCAGGGAATTGACTAAGGAAGAAGCTGCGGACTATCTCGTTATTCTTGACGGACAGCACAGATGCACAGCATTCGCCAAGCTGGTAGCAACAGGCAAGTACACTGAAACCATTCCCAATGTTTATGTAAGGGATATTGAGAATGTAGGTGAATACTTGGTAGATATTAATAATGTAGGCAGCAGTTGGGATAAAAAAGACAGATTAGTTGTAGCTTCTTTGACTACTAAAGATGAACTATTCCAAAATGTAGCAGAATTGTTAAACGAAGGGTTCAATCCAACCACAGCCATGTTGATTTACACAGGTAAGAGCTTATCTGACAAACAAGTGAGCAAGGCTTTAAAAGGTGAAGAAATAACCCTCCCAAAAGGTACAGAAATTAAAATTGAAAGAGGTAACAGGTTCATCAACTTATGCAAGGCTGCCAACATGAGCGTCAGTTTCATTACCAAACGTTACTTCATCAAAGACTTCAACAGTTATGCCAAATCCACAAGCGAAGAACAAGCATTTGAAGCATTAAACAAATTGAAAGAGCTGAACTATACAGAAGCAAATTGGAAAGAAATTAAAGAAGAAGATGACTTCATAGAAATACTGAAAGAAGCTCTGGAAGCATAAGAGACCAATAGCAAAGCCCATCTGACAGGTGGGCTTACTCTCCCCAAGCTATTAGATATTCTGAATAGCATAAAGTCTGATTCTTGAATGTGTGGTCTTATCATTAGTTCCTCACCTATGGAATTACTACTTTTACAATACCATAAGCAGATAACCCCACCACACAGATTGACAGACTACAAACTATTCAGAATATCTAAAATGGAAGAATTTACCTATGAGCAGATAAGGGCTAAGGCTCTTAAACAGGGAGTGAAAGATAACAAAGTTCATATTGGATTATGGGCTAATCTTAATAACTATCTAAAGACAAGGAGAAAGAAGAATGGAAAGGTTACTACCTATTATATCTCATTACAGAAGCTGGCTTATTAACTCATTAATATTTAAACTGACATGATAATTCATCTACCAACAGGGAAGAAGTTCCATAACAGGAAAGAAGCCAAGATATACTTTGGGACTGCCTACTATTATAAGATGGAACGGGAGAAGAAAGATTTAATGTTTACCAATAATGTTCAATCAGCTACTAATGAATATGAAGATACCTCAAAGACACCTGCAAAGCAGGACAAGTAACATTAGGCAGGACTATGCCACCATTAATAAGTCAATAGTGGATAAGCTCAATCCACCCAATCTATACAGATTCTTCTGTCTGTCCTTATATAGAAATGACTATTATAAGGTCAGATGGAGAATTAAGGATTTAGCCAAACGGACAGGAGAGAATGAGAATGCACTAAAAAACTTCAATAAAGATATAGAAGCAGTGTTGGTTAGAAAGAGATACCCTGCACCAATCAATCATCCTATATATGAATTTACAATGAGAAGCCTTTACTGCATCCCACCCATAGACCGCCCCAACTTTATAACATTGTCCTACCTCTTTATGAAAGTGGATTTGGATATTAAAGTGAAAGGCTATTATATCAAGCTTCTATTGATAGCAGAAGATAACAAGATATTGCTTTCTTCTAATAAGTTGGCAAGTAAATTAAAAATGGGCAAACCAAGTGTGGAAAGTTACAATTTGGATTTATATGGTGCTGGTCTATTGAAGTTTTTACCCAAAGGGATAGCACTTACCCCAAAAGAACTACTATTAGACAATGATATAGCCAAACAACGTAAGGAGTGGAATCCCACCAACTCAAAAAACGTGTTTAAGATAGGCTTCAAGTCCAAATAACAGGCAAGCAGGATTTTTCGTACTGTTTATTATTATATTAATAAATGGTACGAATAATCCCAAGTCTGCCTTATTCTGAATTTAGAAGCATCTAAAGTTGAATTTCTACGATAAGGGTAAGCAGCCATTATGAATGCTACTTCGTAATGGCAATTTAAAACCATCAGAATAATGCACAAGACACCCCTACCCACATAAACACCCCCTTATAGCCCTTAAATAAAAAAGAATGCTTTAACAATGCAGTCTAAAAGCTGACAGGAATAAGCATTCTTTTTTAAATCAGAAAAGGGTACAATGTACTATTGCCACAGCCAACCAATATTTTACTATTGCTCTCAACTTCCTTTGATTGAATATTTAGGGAAAGACATAGAACAGCCTAAGACGCAAGCGAAGTAATTCACTTGTGTTTTGGGCTTGTTCTTGTTAAATCCATTCAATCAATAACCATTTAATTCAATTTCATTATGAGAGATTTAGTTATTATGCCAGCTATGGCACAGCGTAGAGAATCATTAAACATGGGTGAGTTTGCAGAAGAAGCAATCATTGCGGAAGAAGTTGCAGCACCCAAGAGAGTAAACCACTTCATTGAAGCCAACACGCAGGAAGTAACCTTGCAGCACCTACAACAAGACTGCATCATTCCAAGTTTCGCATCAATGGAGGAAACCATAAGCCACCAATCCTTTATTGGTGCAGTAGTGGATGCAGCCAAGGATTATTTTCATGGGGAGCAGTTTGATATGCCAGAGATTAGAATCTCACACCCTATCAATGGCAGAATCCCAAGTGCATTAGGAAAGAAAGCATCTGAACTGACAGACGCAGAGAAAACTTTGTTCTATCAGAGGATGTGCTTCTGCTTTGAAATCCCGTCTATTGTACATGATGAATACGGTAATCGTTTGGCATTATCCATTGGTGGAGTGAGGGCATATAACGAGATTAACCTGTACAGTAAGAAATCTGTGGAGAGATTTAAAATCTTCATAGGCTTTCGTAATCGTGTGTGTTCAAATTTAATGCTCACCACTGACGGCTTGCAGGATAAGGTTGAAGTCCTAAACGTACAGGAACTATATGCAGCAGCATTGAATCTGTTCCATGCTTACAACCCATCCAAAGACCTGCATCTGTTAAGGACACTTGGGCAGATGTCAATCTCCACAAGCGAGTTCTGTCAGATAATAGGCAGGATGAGGTTATATCAAGCTCTTACACCCAACCAGCAGAAACGCTTACCTCGCCTATTATTGGGGGACAGCCAAGTTAATGCAGCTTGCAGGGCTTTTGTTTCTGATGCAAACTTCAAGAGTACAGGGGACAGCATTACAGGTTGGCAGTTACTTAACTTGCTCAATGGCTCTGTGAAGTCAAGTTACATAGATAACTTCTTGGAGAGGAATCTTAACTGTACAGAGTTTGTACAAGGCATCCAGCGTGCCAAATTAGGAGATAGTGAATACGCTTGGTTCTTGGGCTGAGTGGATTGTTGATTGAGAGAGGAAAGGGCATCATTAACTTGGTGTCCTTTCTCTATTTTATGAACTGTTTAAAACTACATGGATTATGGAATTACAAAATTCTCGTGAATACAAAGCTGCACAAGAGTTAGAACGTGCGCTTAATGATATGGGTTGGAATCCAACAAGATTTGCTGAAAGTGTTAGTCACTACCACCGCACTCTACAACAAGAGTTGATGAAAACCATTGTGGCAATCATTAAAATGGTAGGCGATGATAATTATGGTATAGACCTCAGAAATCAAGCATCGCATGAATTATGCAGAAAGATTATTGACAGTGGTGCATTGGATGATACATATCTGCCTTTTATCTAAAAGGACAGAAAGTAATATGCAAAAGGACTGCTATTCAGTTGGTTGTCCTTTTTTTTATATCTACCAATTTATTAAACATTGTACATTATGAATATAGATTATACTGTGGGTGAAGTGGAACTAACCTACAAACCCAAATTCAAAAACCTGCATAAAATTGTCAGTTCTGAGGATGCTTATCAATACTTGCTTCCTACATATAAGGAAGGTACAATCTGTTACAAAGAATATTTCAAAGTCTTGTTTCTAAACCAATCCAACCAAGTTTTAGGCTATACGCTCATATCAGAGGGCGGAATTACTGAAACTTGTGCTGATGTCAGAGTGATTCTACAAGCTGCATTACTTACTAATTCAGTAGCCATTATTCTTGCACATAACCACCCAAGCGGTAATCTGAAACCAAGCAGGCAAGATATGGAAATAACTAAGCAGGTCAAGGATGCTGCAAGACTTATGAGAATTTCAGTAATAGACCACCTCATACTTACAGATGCAGGATATTACAGCTTCGCAGACGAGGGTACATTATAATAAGGTAAAGGGCACTCAATTTCTAAGTTGGGTGTCCTTACCATATTCACTTTCATTATTAGTGAATGTTTGTTTGATTATCAATGCTTTAATTATTGACGGTCTAAATAAACATTCACTTCTATTCATTTGCTTATAAAACAGAACATTATGTCACTTAAATATTCAAGCACAACGGCAGACTATCTTGTTTGGTCTGATGCAATGAACCTCATAAGAAAATTGGCAAAGGATGAGAATTATAAAATCTCACTTCTTATAGCTTTGGGATGCTTCACAGGATTAAGAATATCTGATATTCTATCTCTAAGGTGGAAGCAGATATTAGGTGCTGACGAGTTTACAGTAATTGAGAAAAAGACAGGCAAGGTAAGGACTATCAGACTGAACCTTGGGTTACAGCAGCATATTAAAGAGTGCTACGGGCATATAAATCCTGTTGGAATCAATGCGCCAATTCTTATAAGTCAGAAAGGCACTATCTTCACAGTCCAGAGAATCAATATCATTCTTAAAGAGGTCAAGAAGAAGTACAAGTTAAAGATTAAGAACTTTAGCTGCCATTCACTTAGAAAGACTTTTGGAAGACAGGTCTATAACATGAACAGTGATAACGCTGAACTTGCTTTAGTAAAACTGATGGAACTGTTCAACCATAGTTCTGTTGCCATTACTAAAAGATACTTGGGGTTAAGGCAGGAAGAAATATTACAGACTTATGACTGTTTGAGCTTCTAATGACAGGCAGGACAAATTTAGAGCAAGGTCAGTCTTATATACCCCAATCTGAATTTGTCCTACCCTCTAATTCAGACGGAGATATTAACTTTAGCTTTATAAATCCATGTGGGTAACAATTTCTAAGATTCAGTTCTTATAAGGGAAATTATCATTTTGATACCCACATGGATTTACAGAGTTCAGATACAATTCTGACTAAATATTTTATGCGGACTATGTTTTGTGGCAGAATCTACTATTTATCTTCACCTCATGCTCATTTATTTAGAACCTTTCGTTATCTTTGCAACCAATTTCAACGAACTAATAAGATAGGGAGTTGGAAGGACATATTTAACGAAAGGTGTTATTGAAATTATCTTCTTAGATTAAACTTCGCAACTTTAATTTTAGCATGAAGATGATAGCAATAGCACCCACACATTTGATATATATTCATCGCTTAGGTGAACTATATACCTCTTGGTGTGGGGCTATTGTTTTATCCATGCTAAGGGTAATGCGAAGACCTAATCTAAGGATAAGACAGATATAGTTCCCACACCTCTTTTATTTTAACTGCTTATCCATAGGGAACAGATAGGCACAATACCATTATTATGGAATTAGTTGATAGTTTAAGTGCCAAAAGTCCCCTATGCTATGATACAGGGTGTAGATTATATATGCCCTCATCATTCTTAGAGAAATCCTTTAAATTGCCATATATCGAATATACTACAAAAGGCAGAATAAGTAAAAAAGAACGAGAAGAACAATACATTTTAAAAGAATGGGATAAACTAAGATTTTTATACCGCTGCATGAATCAATGTACAGACTTTTACTTATCTCAAAATGAAATAGATTATTTATTATCTGATTCTTTCAAGACTTTATGTAGCATATTTCAAAAAGCATCCCCTCCTGTCATTGATGACGATGGATGCTTACTCGTAAAATCTTTTGACGAGCCACCAAGAACCTATGTTCCTATAGCTAATCACATGGGAGAATATTGCAGATATAAAATAGAATATCTGCCAGAAGAGGGTACATTATATGTTCAAACTACTAAGAAAGGAGATACTAAGAGTGAAATTAGAAATCTTAAAGTTGAATGCCCATTCGAGTTTTATAAATATCTACAAATATATTGGGGCATAGCATATATTGAATACCTGTCTGATGGGTGTGAATATAATTGTTGCCCCAAATATGAGACACGCAGAATCCATGACGCTATAGATAGAGGAATGATTAAAGTAATAAAATAAATATAATAACAATGAAAACATTTAGATTATTAGCAACCTCATTATTGGTTGCATTAAGCATGGGATTTACTTCCTGTGGAGATGATGAGTTGGATGTTACCCCCGCTCCCCCTATCAATAACATAGAGGATGAATCCACCCAAAGAGATAAGATGTTTGATGAATATATAGGAGATTACTCCAATATAACATGTAGATTTTGTCAAGCTGGTGAATCATCTATTCTTTTTACAGGATTGAAGAATAAACATTTATGGTTCGCAGAATACGAAACAGCAACCAGAGGCATCAAATTTGAGTGGACTGATATAGAAGAAACTGATACTATTCAAAAAGTCTATAAGGGATATGGAGAATATGAAACCATCAAATTAGATAACATCTTCCCTCTATTTCATAAAAAGACTACCGCAGGTAATATTGTAACATTGGCTTTAAATGGATACCGTCAGAACATCTTTACTTTTAATGGCAGGACAAAACGTAATCAACTCCAATCTGACCCAAATAAGAACAAGGTGGCTTACAGTTGGTTTCAAGAATCTGTCTTTATAGGCAATTGCTGCTATTCAAGTGAAGGGGATACTGTCTATGTAGCCATGAAACAACCTGAATTCGACAGTCACGGTATGCCTGCTGAAACGGAGCTGATTTCTTATGAAGAAGGAATAAGATTTCTAACTGGCTACTTAGAGGATGTCTCTGCTGAGAATATCTCAATTAGTAAATACAACTATAAGGATGCTAAATCTGTTTGGGTAACTCGGATTGTTCCCCCCTTTGATGTAACTTCTGATGCAAAGAGAGTTCTTACATTAACTGGTAACACAACCAATATTTGGAATTATAAATGTGAAGTAACATTTTACGATGGCACTAAGAAGGACTTTACATTTAAAATCAATATAGATAATGGTAAGATTGTTACTGACGAAGTAAAGGTTACAGGCATATCAATTAATGAGCAATCTGTTAGTCTAAAGCAAGGTGAAACATTCCAATTAATAGCTACTGTACAACCCGATAATGCAACCAACAAGAAAGTTATATGGAGCAGTTCCAATGAAGCTGTTGCAAGTGTAAATCAAGATGGTTTGATAACAGCCAATTCAGTAGGTGAAGCGAATATCACAGTAACAACAGAAGATAGCGGTTTCAGTACGACTTCAATTGTTATTGTGACAAAAAAGCAGGACGATTACACGTCTTTAATTATAGGCAAATGGAAAATGACAAGCGGTGATGCAGTTGCCACCCATGTTACTTACAAGGGTGATGGTACATTTGAGTACACAAGTGCAGAAGTTAGCTCCTACAAAGAAGTAGGTAAATACAAAATAGATGGTAACAAACTCTATGAAATGTACAGTGACGAAGATGAATGGGCTATTAGTGATATTCTGTTACTTAATTCTATGACCTTATCAGTACAAGAGTTGGAAGCAGATGGTGTAACACCCAGTGGTAAGAAATTCTCTTATCAAAGAGTGGAGTAAAAGACTTATTCCAACGTTTACTAAAACAGAATAGAAGCAGCATTTGAGGAAACTCTTATGCTGTTTTTCTTTATTTGGGCAGCTATCTTTACAAAAAATAAAGAATAGAGATATAGATTATACTATTAACCATATCAAGATATTTCCTATTCTTTATTACTTAAATTAATAATTAATCATCCTCAATATTAATGATAAACTTTATGCCAATCCATATAAATACAGTATCTTTGTAACGAGAAGTTACGAAAAGAGTGTAATTTATTGGAAATGAGCCTTGGGTAATCGCTCATAATAGTAATAGGTTACGAATTAGTTAGTTATCTACTGCATTATTCTTCTGTGCGTTGCGTAACCTTCAAAGAACTCTTCGTATGCAAAAGTAACAATAAAACGGGAGATTTAGAAATGAATCTCCTGATTTTTTCTTCTCACACAAGTTTTTCCGTAAAAGCGATTTTATCCGTCAGCACACCATCGCCCAAAAAGATTTTGAACGAACGTGTGCCGACTGCCGCATAAGCGGAGAAAAGGGCTTTGCCTCACGCCTAAACAATAGTTTAGACTGATGAGACAAGGCCCCTTTCTTTTGTGCTTATGCCAAAGAGGTGCTTTTACGGGGTTTTGACGATTTTTCTTTTTTCGTTGTCCTTTTGAGCCGGAAGCGGAAAGCCGTGTATGACCGCACATTCCATAAATGGAACAAGCCGTTACTCACGGCAGACAAACCGGGAAGAATGATTTTATCCATCCGACCAAACACGTTTGGCCAAACAGATAAAAACATACTTCCTTGCCGATGGTTTGCCCGGTTTCACGCTACCGGCTATGTTCTTTTCTGTTGGGGATGTCTTTTTCACGGATTTCTCTTTTGAAGTTTTCCTGTCTAATCTGCCTCTACTTCCGTTTACCTCCATTTTCGCGCCTTTCAGTGAGCCGCATCAGGCAGTCATTTTCGTGCTGGGTGCAAAGGTAACTCCGGGATTGTACGGGAAAGCAAGGTCAAGCCTCCTGTTTTCTGGAAAAATCTCCAGCCCTTCGGGTAGTATTTTCCCGAAAAACCTTGCATTCCCTAATCCCTACCTTTTTAAGCACCCGAAACGAAAACGACCGATGCGACAGAAAGACGCATTAAAAAAAATGTCGGATAAACGAGAGGCAGATAAGATAGTTTGAAACTCAACTCCCTCAGCTCTTGAATCCGCATTAAAAAACAAAAAATCAAAAACAAAACGGATATGAGAACGGCAATAGCAACAAAATTCGTGGCATGGGAAGTACCAAGTTTGGAGAACCTGCAAGGCAGCAAGGTGTACGGACTTCGCACCAAACTGAACAATGGTGAGAAATTGAGCCGAGAGGAAAAGGATTGGCTTACACGCAACGTGAACAGCAACACCTATTTCAAGAGCGCAGTACCCTTGCAAGGTTGGATGTTTGACTTTTCCGACATTCTCCGAACCTACATTGTAAAGCAGTATGGACATTGGGCGGAATACAAGGCTACCGACAAGACCGCACTCCGCAGTTTCCTATACGGCAGGATAGACAGCATCGTGGAACTTAACAAATGATACGGCTATGACAGCAACGGTAAATTTCAGACAAATGGCGCAATACATAGGGCTTGCGATATGCACCCTAATCATGCGCACCGCCTTTTGGGTGTCCGGCATCCTTTGGTACATCGTCAGAGAGATAATAAACGGAGTGTTCCGAGTGGCAATAGGGGTAATCGTGGCTATTCTTTCCGTTATCCTGTTCTTCGGCTTCATTCTTTGGTTATTCACCCTTTAATCCCTACCGACATGGCAAAGAGAAGAAGCAAGACAGTGGAGCAACAATGCAGATACTACGAGGTGGGCAACATCTTCGAGTACATGGTGGAAACATACCTCAACGGCAATATGTCCGTGTTCCGTGGACTCTACCACGAACTGAACAAGAACGCACGGAAGGACTTTATAGACTTCCTATTGAGCGAGGTTGAGCCGATTTATTGGAGGGAGATTTTGAAACATACTATTTGACAACTCATAAAAACGACAGCGATATGAAAGGAACAGACCATTTCAAGAGAACGATACAGATGTATTTGGAACAACGTGCGGAGGAAGACACGCTCTTTGCGAAGAACTACCGCAATCCAGCCAAGAACATTGACGATTGCGTAACCTACATTCTGAACTATGTGCAGAAAAGCGGTTGTAACGGCTTCACGGACGGAGAGATATACGGACAAGCAGTACACTACTATGACGAGAACGAGATTGAGGTGGGCAAGCCTATCCAATGCCAAGTGGCGGTGAACCACATTGTGGAACTCACGGCAGAGGAAAAAGCAGAAGCACGTCAGCAGGCAGTCCGCAGATACCAAGATGAGGAACTCCGCAAGTTGCAGAACCGCACCAAGCCGACAAAGGCGAAAACAGAAACCCAAGTTCAACCCTCATTATTTGATTTTGGCTTATGAAACCGAGAAACAAATTTGAAAAAGCAGTTCTTGCCCAAAGCAAGAAACTACGCCCGATAACCCCGATACAGATAAATTGGGCATTCCGTAATTGCGTGGAGCATTATGCACACCGCTTGCCGAAAGGTCGTACCACTTGTATGGATTGCGGTCATAGTTGGGTAATGACGGAGCAGACCGAGCATTGTACGTGTCCCGAATGTGGAGCAAGTTTGAAAGTCTGCCTCACCTATCAGCGCAAGGTAAGACAAAAGCAGTATTTCACAACCCTTACCACAAGCGGAGAATACCAAGTGCTACGAATGTTCTTGCTTGTCGTGGGTATGGAGAAAGGGGTTAATGCCAAGTCCTATGCCCTTGAAATCGGGCAGTATTGGTGGAATGAACAAGGGCGTAAGGCTGTTGTTGCCATTCCACGCACATTGGGATGCTACATCGACACGTTCTCATTCGCTTCTCCTTTTGCTATCCGCAATGACAATGAAGCGTACCGCCATATCTCATATTCCCCGATATATCCAAGATATAAGGTGTTGCCGACGCTCCGCAGAAACGGCTTTAACGGCAATTTCCACGACATTGTACCCACCAAACTAATACCGGCATTATTGTCGGACAGCCGTGCGGAAACGCTGTTGAAGGCAGGGCAATATCCCATGTTGCGCTACTATCTGTACCACTCTTTCAATATTGGAGAGTATTGGGCTTCAATCAAGATATGTATCCGCAACGGCTATACTATTGAGGACGGCTCAATGTGGCGTGACACCATAGACCTCCTGCGTCATTTCGGCAAGGACACAAACAGCCCGAAATACGTTTGCCCTGCCGACCTCAAAGTTGAACACGACAAGTTGGTGGCAAAGCGCAACCTGCAAAGGAAACATGAGCGGACTGAACAGCAACGCAGGAAAGCGATTGAGGACGAGAAACAATATCTGAAAGCTAAGGGCATATTCTTCGGACTTGCCTTTACCGACAGCCTTATTTGCGTCAAAGTCATAGAGAGCGTGGAAGAAATGGCAGAGGAAGGAAGGACGATGCACCATTGTGTGGGCGGTTACCACAAACGAAAAGACTCCCTTATCCTATCCGCCACCATTGACGGAAAACGAATTGAAACGATAGAGGTGTCACTAAAAACTTTTGAGGTGGTGCAGTGTCGTGGCGTATGCAACGAGAACTCCGAATACCACGACCGCATCATCGCCCTTGTGAACAAGAACGCCAACCTTATCCGCCAGCGGATGAAAGCGGCATAATATCGACATCTAACAACTAACATTATGGAAGTAAGATTTGAAAGCATGGTTTTCCTATGGGATGATAAAATCCCCACGATGTTCCTTGAATTTATGAACCTCCTCACTCTTTGTCAGAGTGAGGAGCAATTAAGGGCGAGCGTCAAGGACTTTGCCGAGAAACACGAACTTGACAAGTTCTTCCTTTACGGCTTCGGCTCTCATCATTTCTACCTGCACCAACGCTACACGAGCGACCCCGAAATGGTGATGCAACACAGAGTGCTGTCTGTACATTTCTAATCATCTAAATAACAACGACTATGGCAACAAAAATGACAATTAATGGAGTAAGCACCTGCCAATCGGCAGGAACGGAGAACTACGAGAAATTCCAAACGGGTATCGGCAGACGCAAACGCACCCTTGTGCAATACGACTACCGCCACACGGACGGGGAACTTTTCTCTTGTGTCAAACCCACATTAGACGAATGTCGAGCCGCACGGGACAAGTGGCTAACGGCAAAGGAAAGGAAGGAGGAGAAGCGATGAACGAAGCAGGCTACCAAACGCTGATAGTCAAATTCAGCGAACCCATTACGGCATTGGACGGCATCTTTGACGATGCCGAAGCGTGGGGAGTTGATACCCTAAAGGGGTGGATAGACAGCTATGAAAGCAGCCGTTTCACTGCCATTGACAGCCATACGGCAGTCATCACGAGCGAGTATAACATGGAATGTCTGAAAGAGTGGCTGGAAAAATGCACACCCATAACCGAGAAAACAGAATTTTGAACATTGGGGCGGTGTCCGCACCGCCCGAACCATAAACCTAAAAGACAACGGATATGATAGCAAAGACAATTTTAGAGCAGATTGGCGGCAGACGCTTTGCCGCCATGACGGGAAGCAAAGACTTCACAGACATGGGCAACGGCTTGCGCATGAGCCTTGCGAGGAACAAGACCAGTGCCAACCGCCTTGACATCATCTATGACGGAGGGGCAGACCTATACAATATGCGTTTCTACCGCAAGACGTTCAGCAAAAAGACATTCGAGAGCAGGACGAAGGACATTGAAACGCACGAGGGGATATATTGCGATATGCTGGAGGAAATGTTCACGATGGTAACGGGACTTTACACCCGCTTTTGA